CAGCATCGGCATCATCCATCGATACGCCAACACCACTAGTAACAAAAGAAACTACGCCGCCTCTTTCAGCAACTGTGTTCATGAAAAATGAAATATCTGTTAAGTGTTCAATACGATCTGGTTTAAGAGCCATGTTATTCTCCCTTATTTAGTTTTTTACCTAGTCTAGCATAAACAAAATCTACTAATGCTGCGCGAGTATTTTCGACAGTATTATCTTCGCCACCAACAGTTACAGTCGCATCTGTTGGTTCTTCTACATTCTCAAGAGCTTCAGTTAAATCTGGTGTTTCAGCAACAGATTCTTCAGCTTTTGTATTTTTTTTCTTTTTCATTGTTAACATTTCTGTCATAGCAGCGAATGTTTCATCATTAACATTCTCAAATCTGTCTAGAATACTATCAAGCTCATTAGCATCAAAACCATGCTCAACTAGAGAGGCTTTGCGCATCATTTTCTTTTCTTTCTTCATATAAGCCGCTATTGATGTATTGGCTTCTTCTAATTTGAGTTCTAGATCACTAATTGAAGCCATCATTTTTTTCTTTTCTTCTTCCATATCTTTCATTTTTTTAGCAGCTTCTTCGTGTTCTAATGCCAACGCATTTTTCTCGGTACTTAAAACAGAAAGTTCTTCTGCATGTGAAGTACTGAGAGTTTCGAGTTGGGATTTTAGTTCAGCAATTGTAGTCTCAGCGGCTTGAGTTGCCTCGGCACAATCTGATACTACTACTTTGTTGTCTTCACTCATAATTTGATTCTCCGAATTAATATTAGACTGAGTTGTTATTACACCTGATTTTGAAATATCTTCATTTTTTGGTAAATTTATATTATTTTCCATAAACTTAAACGATTCTTTACTAAATATTATACTATCTGGATTTGCGGGTTTGTCTACATAACCTTTACCACTAAATGTAATATTTCTTAAAACCCTACCAATTTTATAGTTATCGTGTTCTCCCAATCCACCATAAGCTCTAAGATGTTTGCTTAAATAAGCAGTACTGTTATTTCTTGTTAATATTTTGTACTCACCAGTACTCTTATTAATTAAACCATAATCAAAGCCTTTAAAAAAGCATTCCATACTAACGTATTTGGTGCCATTTTCAATTTCTTTAATTAATGCCTGTGTTCTTTCTTGCAGTTCTGGTTTTGTATAAGATTTATAAATTACAGCGCCTGTAAGAATATGATATTTTTCTGGTAAATTTTCTATTGGAGTATTTTCATCAATTAGAATACCATCTTCTGTTATTGGATAATTAGAAACTATATGACCAATAATAGTTTCTTCATCATGCTCAAGATTAGTTGGTTTATGTTCTGGACTATGTCTTGCCGCCCATACTTCATTTTTATCAAAAATATCATCATTTTTATTCCAACTACTACTCACTAAAATAGATTGAGTATAATATAAATCGCTATCTTGAATAGAAGCCAAAGCCTTAAATGCTTTAGATTTAATCTCTGAATTACAAGGCTCAATTGCAGCAGCATATGATATGCTAGCCGAGGCTTGTATTTTATCTGCTATGTCATCGTCATATTCTTGTTGAAATAATTGCATATTTATACCTCTTTAATAATTATTCATACACCGATGCATAAAATGATGATTTAATTAATTTGATTTCTTCATTTGTTAGTTGTTTATTTAATTCATTACTAATATTTTTAATCCAATAATTTAAACCATTAAGTTTATGGGTTATAATATCTGTATCAATACTAGAAATAGTTTTATTAATATAATTTTCGTCAATATTAATATTAGGTTGAGTATTTAATAAAATTTTAGTTTTAAGATTATCTAACTCAAATGATTCCTTAGCCGATAATTTTCTTAAGTTATCTTTATTATAAAATTCTAACATTATAGGATTTAATATTTGACTAATTTTTTCTTGAGCATCATTTGCCCATACGGCTAAAGAAGCACCAGTTCTTGGAGCAAAATCTCTTTCTTTTCTTTGTTTACTATCTCGACTATTTTTGGGTCTTCCTTGACCAGAAACTCCAATTGGGCCAGAACTTGTTCCAATTTTAGATGCTGGTGGAAATTCTGATTTCATTTGAATAGCGTTTTTTTCTCCTCGTTTATTAGGTTCTAGATCCAAACCAACTTGACTTGGCGTGGCAATACCAAGTTGTAGTGCTATCTTTTTAAGATTATTCTCAAAATTAGCATCATAATATGGCCCGGCCTTTTGTACCATTCTTTCTGAATTCCTGTCTCTACTTTCTCTATTAAGTCTAAATTTTTCCATATTTGGATCTATACCAAATTTCATTTGAATTAATTCATCACTAATAATATTTCGATCAGCGAGTTGTATTAACAATGCCTTCTCAGCATCTTCATTACTTAGATCCATTCTATCAAACTCTATTTTAGCAGGATATTTGAATCCCATAGATTTTTGTACTAGTTCTATTTCTTTTTCCCAAAAATTAACTAATACATCTCTACCATACTGAAGTCTCTGGGTTAGTGTTTTTAGACTAATGAAATTATTGGTAGTACCAGAAGCTCCAAATGTACCAGTAAGCGTTGGAGGAATACCTAATCCAGCATATACACTATTTAAATGCGGTATATATTTACCTTCTCCAAGAAATTGATGTACATTAGTATTACTTTCTAATAATTCGATATCTGGACCCCAAACCAAATCCATTGTACCACCACCAACATTATTACTTAATATTGCGGATAGTTTTGAAGCGGCTGCTTTTGTTGGAGCAATTTTATGTTCAAGGCTGCCAAGTTTAAAGATTCTAATATTAGATACAGCACCATCTAAAGCGCACATATCAGCTAATTTTAGCTTTTCAATAATAGTAATATCATCCATGATTGCATAAATCATAGGAAATGCCCAAATTTGCCAATCGTCTTTTTTATAATGATAAACAATTGTTTTATCTGGATTTAATAGATATGGTTTTCTGGTTTTAGCTGCTTCAATTATATCAGTAGGTAATTGTTGAATAATTTCTTTTTCCGTATCATTTTTTGGATTATTAATAACTTTTCTTATATGTGACGGCAATATTACTCCGTAAAATTTCTTATTCGAAAATGCCGATAAAGATCCACCTATTACTTCCACATAAACTGGATCTATAAATGTATATCTCCATGGTATTTCTTTTTTAGCTAATTCAATATCTCCAGTTTCTGGATCCATAATATCAGCAGAAGCTGTTGCTCTATACATCTTATCTATAATTTTATTATTTAATTTAGCTGTCTGCCTATTAATTACAACATTACCAGTACGATAAATATTATTTAAAAATCTTTCACTTCTATCCTTTGCATTAATTTTTTTAAACCAAGCCTTAAAAAATCTTTCAATTCTTTTGTTTGGATGTACAATTCTAATGCCTTGGCTAGCAAAATCTCCCATAAGATCGATAACATTTTTAACCAAACCCACTCTTTGATAAATATCATCAGCGGATCTAATGATTTCTTTAACCTTATTTGGTATAGCCTCTTCTGGCCTAAAAGCGTAATAGTCTTTTTTGGTTAATCCTGGTCTTCCGCTAACATTGGTATCTAAATTAGAAAAATCTAATCTGGTTCTTCTTGCAGAAGATCTCTCTATACCATTAAATTCTGATAATGATAATGAAGATTCTTGTAGAGCTTTTTCTTTGCTGCTTAGGTCTTCTCCCCACGTGACATAAGCATTTTCATTTGAAATTTGAGCATCATGAATTGCGTCACTTTTTGGATATTTTTTAGCCATATTTTTTTTAATATATTTGTAATTGTATTGTAATTCTATTAACTGATAATACACCAATATTATCTATATATGCCACCATATATACCTTCTTCATTAGCAGCAGACGTAAACCATTCTGGCCCTTTATAAAGTTGACCAGTTATTTTACCAACATCTTTGGTAGTTCCACCAATTAAATTATATTCTGGACCAGATAAAGTCCTATTCATTTGTCTAGCTAACATATTGGCTATAACTAAAGCACTATATCGGTCTTTTCTTAATCTACCCTTTTTGCCATTTGCGGTTTTAACTTCTGGAGTGTCCCATCTGTCTCTAGAACCAGAAGCTCCGCTTGTATGAGTCATTACTATGGTAGTTAATTCGTTTTTTAGTTCTTCGATTTCTAAAATACATTCGCTTAAACTATCGTATAAAGGATTAGTTAAATCTGTATTTAAAATATCTTTACCTTCCATTTCCAATGTTAGTCCGAGTGTAAGATTATCAAATCTTGGAAAAAGTAATGCTTTATCCTCTAAGTCTTTGCGTAATCCATGATTCGCTTGAGCTGTCCATTCCGCTCTAGCAAATTGAATCAGTTCTAATATGTGTAGTCCTGGCTGTATATCAGTATCTTTAGATTTATCAAAATTAATAATAGGCCAAATTAATTTTTCTCCATCAGACAGATTTTGTGGATCGTGTAATGCTTCCTCAATAGCAACTCCGC